GCCAGAACTAACAGTAAACGTTGACAGAGTTTCGCATATTATTGAATCTATGTGGATGGATGGTGCTGACGGATTTGGTAAACTAAAGATTGTTCCTACACCAATGGGTAACATTATTAGAACATTAATCGAGTCAGGTGCCACTTTAGGTGTCTCGTCTCGTGGTTCTGGTGAAGTTGACCACGCTGGTAAAGTGAGCAATTATGAAATTATCACTGTCGATATTGTGGCACAGCCAAGTGCCCCGGACGCATATCCGAAAGCAATATATGAAGGATTAATGAACATGCGTGGCGGTTACCAAACATGGCAACTGGCACAAGGTGTTCAACAAGACAAGTCTGCACAAAAGTACTTGTCAAAAGAAATAGTTAAGTTCATTAGAGAACTTAAACTTTAATAGAAGAAGGAGAACCAACAATGGCAACAAATGAAATCCTTGCTGGCCTTCTTGAGTCTGATGTTTTGAGTGAAGAAGTTTCTACTCAAATTTCAGAGGCTTGGGAAGCACAAATAAATGAAGCAAGAGAGGAGATAACAGCCGAGTTGCGTGAAGAGTTTGCACAGAAGTTCGAACATGACAAATCAGTAATTGTAGAAGCCATGGATAACATGCTTTCAACAGCAATTAAAACTGAAATGGAAGAGTTCAAAACTGACCGTGAAGCCCTAATCGCAGAACGTGTTGCATATAAGAAAGCAATTTCTGAACATGCATCTCTCCTTGAAAAATTCATTACTTCTCAATTAGCGTCAGAAGTTAAAGAATTACGTGACGACCGTGCTAAAGTTAACGAACATTTAGATAGAACTAAAGACTTCGTTGTTAAACAACTTTCACGTGAACTTGCGGAATTCCACGATGATAAGCGTGATTTAGTGGAAACTAAAGTACGCATGGTAGCAGAAGGTAAAGAGATTCTTAATAAGACTAAGAATTCATTTATCAAGCGTTCAGCAGAATTGGTCGAAAAGACAATTGATACTGCTTTACGTTCTGAATTGGCTGTTCTTAAAGAGGACATCCAAGCGGCTAAAGAAAACGAGTTTGGCCGTAAGATTTTTGAAACATTCGCTGGCGAATTTATGACCTCACAACTAAGTGAAGGTACTGAAGTTGCTAAGATTACTAAAAAATTAGAAGAATCTGCTTCCGAGATTGCTAAATTAGAAGCAACAATTACTGAAAAAGAAGAAGCCATCTCAAGCGCCGAAACTGCAAAGAAAGTGCTAGAAGACAGAATGGACCGAAACAAGGTCATGGAAAGTCTTTTATCGCCTCTAGGCAAAGAAAAGCGTACAGTTATGGTTGATTTACTTGAAACAGTAAAAACAACTAATTTAAAATCTGCATTTAAGAAATACTTGCCTGCAGTTTTGAATGAGAACGTCTCAACAGAGGCAAAACAATCGTTAAATGAAGGCAAAGTAACAGAACACACTGGCGATAGAGTTGAAGAAGTAGTAACTTCAGAAGCAACATCACAGGGTAGCGATGCCAATATAATCCAGTTAAAGAAATTGGCTGGACTTAAATAATAACCAGAAACAGGAGAGAAAGATGGAAAATCTTTTCGAAGGAAATAACTGGGATACTACACGTGAAACACTTTTAGATGGTCTAGAAGGTAACAAACGTGACGTAATGTCCTCAGTTTTAGAAAACACAAAACAAGCACTTACAGAAAGTGCGGCAGCGGGTGCAACACAGGCTGGTAATATTGCTACTTTGAACAAAGTTATTTTACCAATCATTAGACGTGTTATGCCAACTGTTATTGCAAACGAAATCATCGGCGTTCAGCCAATGACTGGTCCAGTTGGACAAATTCACTCACTAAGAGTACGTTATGCAGAATCAGCCGGTGGCGCAACAGCAGGTGCTGAAGCACTTTCACCATTTGATATTGCTAACAACTACTCTGGCGACGGTTCAAGTGCTCCGGCACCAACTGCGTCTATGGAAGGTGAAGCAGGTAACAAAATGTCAATTCAAGTGTTGAAACAAACAGTTGAAGCGAAGACACGTAAGTTATCAGCACGTTGGACATTCGAAGCGGCACAAGATGCTAATTCAATGCACGGCTTAGACGTTGAAGCAGAAATCATGGCAGCACTTGCTATGGAAATCACTGCTGAAATCGACCAAGAAATTTTAGGTTCACTAAAATCATTGGCTACATCAGCGGCTACAGACTTCGACCAAACTGCTATTGGCGCCCGTCACACTACAACTTTTGTTGGTGACGAACATGCGGCACTTGCAACATTAATGAACAGAGAAGCAAACCTAATTGCACAACGTACTCGTAGAGGCGCGGCAAACTGGGCAGTAGTTTCTCCAACAGCATTAACATTGCTACAGTCTGCAACTACATCAGCATTTGCTAGAACTACTGAAGGTACTTTTGAAGCACCAACAAACACTAAGTTTGTAGGTACTTTGAACGGCTCAATGCGTATCTATGTAAACACATACGCTACAGACGACACAGTTCTTTTAGGTTATAAAGGTCAAGGCGAAATTGACGCGGCTGCGTTCTATTGCCCATACGTTCCATTAATGTCATCAGGCGTTGTGGTTGACCCAAGTTCATTCGAACCAGTAGTATCATTCATGACTCGTTACGGGTATGTTGAATTGAACAACACTGCATCATCACTTGGTAATGCGGCTGACTACGTTTCAAAAATTGCAATGAGCAACGTTTCAT